TGAATTAGCACTGTGCTGATAAAAAGTTTTATCAGTCACCTCTTTATATATTTCATTTATTTTATCCAAATCTAATATATATACCTTTTTAGTATTACCTTTAGTATTGTAGCCACCTGACGGCGGGGGGTAGCCACCTGACGGCGATACCTTTAATTTGTATAAATTACTTGTATTGTCTCTTCTATCCCATTCTATTAAACCTAGCTCTTTTAATTTTTTAAGATTGTCTTTAATTGCTGTAAGAGATAAATTTGTGAGTTCTGTTAGTTTTTTATGCGAGGGATATGATTGACCATACTCATCTGAATAGTTAGCCAATACAATTAGTATTAATTTTTGTGTTGAGTTGACCTCAACTTTTAAAACTTTGGTTATATATTCAAGCGACATCCGATTCCCTCATACGAGTATTTAACTTTAAAAAATAATTATTGTAAAGTATTGATTCAAAATAAATTAATGTTTACAATTCCCTCGGAGGTTTTAATTATGTCAAAAGAAAAAATATATTCTGCATTACAAAATGTACAAAAACATATGGTGGCTAACCCTATAGCAAAAGAAGGAATCAATAGTTATCAAAAATATAAATACAGAGGGATTGATCAGATCATACAATCATTCTCAAAACCACTGCATGACAACAATGTTTTAACAGTGGTCCAACCAGATCTTAATGTTTCAACCAAGTTTCTTGATGATGGTAGATCTACTCTTACAAGAGTTGTAGGAACTTTAAGATTTATATCTACAGAAGATGGATCATATATTGATAGGTCTTATGTTGGTCATAGCAAGTCACAACAAGGTAAAGACTTAGAATCAGCAAGATCTTTTGCCTATAGAAATGCTTTGCTTGAAACTTTTTGTGTACCTTTTGAGGGTATTGAAGAGCCTGAGCTTGAGGGTATTGATAAAGAATCTGTTCCAGAACAGGATCAAGAAGAGTTTTCAGTTCTTGAAGATTTTAAAAAAGAATTAAAAACAGCACAAAGCAAAGAAGAAGCTCAAGAAATATTTACAAGGTATGACAAGGTTGCACAACTTTCTAATGATAAAGAAACAAGAGTTCAGCTAAACCTTATCTACAGTAAAGCGGTTAAGTAATGGCACAAATAAAACAGGGAACTCCTGAGTGGCATCAGCAAAGAGCAAACAGAATTACAGGTACAAGGATACCTAAAGCCGCACAAGAGTGTATGTGGACAAAGGGAGACCAATGGGAAGCCCTAGGAAGAGATATGTATAGAGAGGCTCACCATTTACCACAAGACCCCTTTGATCAAAGAGCTATGTTTGCAATAACTCATGGTAAAAACAGCGAGCCATTAGCTTTGGCAAGTTTAGAAGCTATGGGTTATAAAATTACACAACCATCTTTTGTTGTTCACCCTCAATATAATTGGCTTGGTATGTCACCAGACGGAATTATGATGAAAGGTAGAAAGGGAACTGTCTCTGCTGTAGAGGTTAAGTGTCCTCAAACAAAACCTTGTAACAATGTTAAGGATCAGAAAAGAAACTATTGGCATCAAATGCAATTAGCTATGGAGTGCATGGACATTGATGAGATGTTATTTTTTCAATGGTATGGACATAATGAACACTATCAAGAATGGGTTGAAAGAGATTCAAGATGGGCTGAAGTTTATATACCTAAAGCTGAAAAGTTTATGGAGTGGTATGGAGAAAAATCCAAAGACCCAACATATATTGCTAGGTGGTCTGAAACAAAAGAAGAGCCCGGAATTAATTACAAAACAGTAGAAGAGGATTCTGAGACATCAGAACTCGCTTCTGTATTAAAAGAACTAAAACAGCTCAAGGATAGATCTTCAGCTCTAGAGTCTAGAAAAAAAGATCTGTCTGCTATGTTGATAAAAAAACATGGCGGAGCTTTTGGTACGTCTTCAGTAAAATGTCATATGACACAAGCTAGAGGCAGAATTAACTATAGTCGACTGGTAAAAGACCAGAACATTGAAAGAGATATATTAGAAGGATATAGATCTGAAGGTGATTCTAGGATTTATACCAAATTACTAGAGGAATAAAAATGGCTAATAATAAAAAATCTATTAGTTCAAGAATCGAAGAGGATGTTTACAACAAGCTTATAGCTGTTAGCAAAAAAGAAAATCATAAATTTTATGATAGAAAGATTGCTTATATGGTAAATAAAATTTTAGAGTCTTGGGTTAATAAGGAGAAAAATATATAATGGAATATGATAATAGCAATCGCGGTGCGATTTGGAAAAACGATAAAAAAGAAACTGAAAAGCATCCTGACTTTACAGGTGAGGCAAAGATAACTGCTCCCGGAGATTATTGGGTTAGTGCTTGGAAAAGAAAGCCGGGGGCAAGTGATAAGTCTCCTGCATTAAGCTTTGCATTTACACCCAAAAATGCACAAGCTCCTAAGCCGAAGTCTGAGGAGATGTTTCCAAGCAACGTAACAGAAGATGATTTACCATTTTAATAAGGAATAACTATGGCTAATGAAACTATAAAACTAACAACGGATGGAGAGATACGAGAATATAAAATAGATTCTTTGTCTGAAGCTGCGAATCAAAAACTAGCTCAGATACAATTTTATAATCAAAGCATAGCTCCAATACTTTCAGAGCTTCTAAGGCTTGCTCAACTAGGTAGTAAGGTTGATCAAGGCGATTTAACATCATTGCTTCCAAAAGATTACAAAGTTGTTAAAAATGAAGAAAATGTAGTAGAATCAGATAACAAAGAAGAACAATCAAAAGAGGAAACTTCTTAATAAATCTGATGAATACTAATTTAGACAAGGGTCTCTCTTCATCAGAGAGACTCTCATCTGTTCTAGGCGAGGGGTCATTATCTGGCTCACCTTGTAATGGGAATGTCTGCTCTTCAACAATAGGCGATACCAGGTGTAAAACCTGCGGAAGAACTGAGGAAGAAATAAGAGAATGGAATCAGTTTCCAGATATACTTAAGAAAACAATCAATTTAAAGAATGCATCAGAGGGATATGAAATTAGACAAGTATCCTCTCAAGAAGACAGGTGGAGAAACTTGCAAAAAATAAAAGGCTCTAATGATCTTTGTGTAAGAGATGTTTTAGAAAGGGTTGTTTATGTTGCAACGTATCAATCAGAGATGCATCAATATGATCATAAGTGTATAGAGATGCTGTCAAGAATAATTAAATCAGATCATAAATTTAATGAGATATCCATTCAATCAATAATGTCAGAAGATGACTTCTCGGATATCAAAGACAAATACAAGTAAGTCTTTTAAAAAAGATCTTCTTGTTGGGCAAGATCTTGAAAATTCAATTTTAAAATCAATAAGAAAAAAATACCCAACCGCTGTTTTGGTTCCTGGAAAATTTAAACCCTATGATATTTTTATTCCAGAAAAAGATCTAAAGATAGAAGTTAAGGTTGATTATAAAAGCCAAGAGACAGGCAATATTATTATTGAACTGTTTATGTTTGGGAGCTCCTCTGCTCTTCTGAGCACAAAGGCGGACTACTGGATTATATATACTGGAAAAGAAACCATGTGGATCACACCAAATAAAATAGTTGAATGCATTATATTAAACAACATAAGGTCCCAGAAAATATTAGGAGAGGGGGACTCTGAGAAAAAGCTTGCCTGTCTTATTCCTATAAACATCTTCAAAAGATATATTATTTGACATTAATGTAATAATAAATTAATATGTTTACATTACTAATTATTTGAGGGAATAAAATGAATGATGTATTAAATACTTTTTACTGGCAGACTGAAGCTGGTAATGTAATTTGGAGATGGAAAACAACTGGTGATCCTTCACCAGCACATAAATCACTTAATTATCAATGGTGGACACCAAAGAAATCTGAGTTTGAGATTGTGTCTTCTCCTAAATCTATAAGCAAACAAGAGGCGAAAGATGCAATTTGGGAAGACATGCAGGAAAGCATTAACTACTTTAAAGAATTATATAAGATACATAAAGCTAATAAGGTTAAAAAGTAATATGAATAACTTAACCAAAAGATGTATTGCTTTAAGAGCAGCAATGAAAAATGCAAAAGATCCAGAGTTTAAGAAAGTCTGGCAGAATCATTTAAACGCTTTATTAAAAAGATCTAAAAGATGAATACTTGGAATGACGCTGTAAGACAGTATTACAGGTTTAACAAGATGGGTAAAAATGATTTTACTTATAGAAGGTATTTTGATCCATTATTTGTTAATATGGATGTAAGAAATATAACAAAAGAACATATCGCTAATGTCAGATCAGGAATAAAAGGGAGTCCTGGTACTGTCAATAGATATTTAAACTACTTCCGTGCAATACTTATGTATGCATACGAAGAGTTAGGGTGGTTGGACACTAAGCCCATCATTAAAAGAGTAAAAGAATTCCCTAAAAAAACTAAATACTTTACTCTTGAAGACATAAAGCGACTGCATAATGTGCTCCCCCTACACTTGCAGAAGCCTTTTATCTTCTCCCTCCTTACTGGGGTTAGAATGTCCAACTGCTTTAATCTTAAATGGGAAGATATAAAACAAGATCAAATCGCCATCGATGGTACCGAAACAAAGAACGGTAAAAGTTTATGTGTGCCTTTGAATAAAAAGTGCAGAGAGCTTTTAGGATCTATAAAAAAAGAAAGTCCTTATGTTTTTACCTATGCTGGTAGAAAAATAAATAGAGCCTCTAACACTGGATGGTATAACGCATTAAAGAAAGCAAACTTGGAAGGATTTAGATGGCATGATATCCGCCATACCTGGGCTACCCATCATGTGCAGAACGGTACTCCTCTGCATACGCTCCAACATCTTGGTGGGTGGTCCGATTTTAATATTGTAAACAGGTATGCACACCTATCAAAAGATTATTTAAGCGAAGCTTGTGAGGCAAGTAATACTCTGATATCTTAGTAGCTTAAAACCTTCAGCAGGGCTGGTAATGTTTTTCATACCTCCCTCATTAGTATGTTTGCTAGTCCTGCTCTTTTTTCTTCTTTTTCTTTTCTATTTTCTCAAGACCTCTAATAAAGATCTTATTGTATTTAAGGTGTATGTCATGCCTTTGCATATCTATCTCGTCTGACAGTCTTACATATCTAACATAATCTTTTTCTCTAAGATTAAGAATAGTTTTTTCCCTTGATCCCAGTTTTCTTAACTCTGAGTCGGCTTTCTTTGCAGCATCATTAAGAGATAGGTATTCTTTATCAAAACCAGTTCTTTCAATATAGTCTTGCAAAGCCGCTTTATCATTATCTTTTTTGTAATTAAGATACTCTCCAGCCCTTTGAACTATCATCTCTTTATTGTCATAGAAGTTAGATGCATCAACATAATCCATTGGCTCTGCTGTTAAGACTCTTATGAATGGTGTTTCGTTTAATTCTATTTTTTGATCAGTTCCTAGAACCAAGTTGTCATAAACCTTGTTGCTTATTGAAGCAGTTCTTTCAGCCATTGTGTACATACCACCAAGATATGATTGCAAATAGAACTTCATTTTATCTGGGCTCCAATCTATTATTCCTTTATCAAACTTTCCTCCGCCAGTTTTTTCATTAATCAGCATTGTAAATTCTCTGTAGAACTCATTGGTGTTTTTTAGTTTTCTAGAAGACTTTGGAATCTCTGCTGTTCCTGGAAATTGTTCTTTATAGACTGGGGCACCGGTCCATTTTTCATTAACCCTAGATTCATAGATTGGCTTGGCTATTGATGGAACAATTGTTTTAACTATATCAATACCTTGATCTTGTGAATATCCTATTCCTACTGGAGAGAATGCACCAGATATTATTCCAGCCATATCTTTACTCATTTCTATAGGAGTTCGTTTTTGATAACCAAGAACGGGCTTACTTGAAACCTCTACACCCATTCTTCCAAGGTTATAGAATATGTTATAGCCGTAAGGCAATGGTATTGCTATAGCAAAAGGTTTTCCATCTACAGTATATCTTCTGCTGTATTTATTAAATTTTATTTCTCCATCTCTGTATTTAACCCCAGGAATTGGAACAACCATAAACCTTTCTTTTTCATGATCTGGTATTTTATCTATAAGAAGTTTTCCATCTTCATCTTCATCTGAGACAAGCATAGAATACATTTGTACTAACGCACCAAGACCGGTTAATCCTCCTATTATATTTCTTGAAGACTTAGACATTCCAGACCAAACCATTTTACCGTCCTGGAATCCAATAGGATTCATTCCTCTAAACATATTTACAGATCCCTGGACGGATGCATTTGCAAATATATAAAAGGAGTTAACCAATGGTCCAAGTTTCCCTGACCTGTTAAAGTTTATTGTAAGGTTTTTGGCAAGAACTGCTGCATCATCAAAGTCCTGTTTAGATGCCTTATTAACTCCTCCGGCTGCATTTATATATTCTTTAAATACTGCAAATCTTGCAGTGTTTTCTACAGCATTATTAATGTTTTCGACAAACTGGAATGTGGAGTTATATAGCTTTTTGGCACTAATTCTTTTTTTCCCGGAGTGAGCAAGCGACATCTCTTCCATTGCCTTTTCTATTTGATCTATATCTTTAGCGTTTACATAACCAGTTTGACCACCAAATTTTCTAAAAGCATCAAATAACTTATATGTTTCTGGATCTTTATTTTTAAGAGTTCCAGTAACATATCCATCCTTAAGCTGTCTCATTGTTTTAGCAATATTATTTGGTTTAAATGCTTTTGTTAAATTTAATCCCTGAGCTCTTCCATCTTTTATTTCTTGTTCTTTAATTAAATTAAAATAACCTGTTTGGTAGTCTCTAAAGAAGTTTCCAACAATAAACTCAGGAGCAAGTGATGTATATAAACTTGAAAGTGTTCCTGTTAAACCCCTCATTACACCAAGGCTCCAGTGCAAGCTGTTATTACCCCAAGAATCTAATCCTTTGGCAAGTCTTTCATCTCTGATAACAATAAACTTTTGTTTGCCGCCTTCTTTAAATCCTATCTTTGATTCTCTTCCGTCCCATGCGTGAGGTCTTTCATTTCTTTTTACACCCCTCACTTGCCATATTTTTTTATCTGGGAATTTATTAACTAATTCAGCAAGAGACTTATCAACAAAGTTTTTCTCCCCGCGAACCACGGCAGACTGTCTTCTTATAACTGCTTGTTCAAGCGGGGGTCCAGACTCTGATGTTCTTCCCTTGGCTTCCATAACCTCTCTTCCAAAAACACTTATACCCCCTCCGCTTGTTTTTGGAGAACTGCCTTCAATAGTTTCAACCGAGAAACCCACCAAAGGTACATAGTATTTATATGAGCTATCCCAGTCTTCTAAGGTTTGTTCGTCTACAAGATCCTGATCTCTATATATATTTAATGTATCTTGTTGATATGCTTCTAACAATTTGAAAGCAGCTAAAAGATCTTTTCCTTTTTGATTGTTTGCTGTTGCCTTCCCTGTTTTCTCATTAAATTTAATTCCAAATTTATCTAAAGTTTCAATTGCCTTGTCTGTTTTTATTCCAGAACCGCTGTCTTGATATTTTGCTAAAACATTTTTTCTTTTTGTGATCTTTCCTTTTAAAACAGTTCTTTTCTTCTTGTCTGTCTCAGCTAAAAGTTCTGCTTCTAATTCCGGAAGCTCAGCATTATATTTTTCATTGATCTTTGCATTTCTTTCTGGTGCATGAAGATTTTTAAGAAATATATTAAAGTCTTCTCTGGATATATTTTTGTCATTTAAAAATTCACTAATTTTTGTTGTAGCTTCTACAGCATTATCCATACCATATTTAACTTTTCCATGATATACATCTGTCTTTCTTATTACAGAAAGTCTTTTCATTTCTTCTGGATCTATAAACTCTGAAAACTTTTTCTCAAACTCTTTAAGCCTGTCAAGCTTATCTACAGCTTGTTCTTGAAACGTTGAGAATGCTTGAAACATAACAGACGCATCGTTTGCTGTCAGTGTTTCGTATATGTTAAAGTCTGGAGACTCTTCTGGTAAAACCTTTTTAGCTAAGGTTGGTGGTGCTAGGTCTGCTGGTCCTTTGTATTCTGAGTTGATTGATTCATCTCTTGTCCATCCATACTTTTCTGAGAAGGTTTGATCGACTTCATCAATTCTCGATTTGAGCTCCCTGATGATATTTTCAACCCTTCCTTGAAGATCGGGTGAGATTCCTCTAATACTTTCAATGTAACTTTCGCCATTTTTGTTTTTACTCCAGTCGTTAGAAAGATATCCTTCACTAGACGCAAATTGTCCAAGAACAACATCTTCGTTATTTTCAAATTGTAACTCATTTAATACATTGTTTACAATCTTTTTAAATTTTAAGTTTGGTATGTCAAGGTATGAGAAGTTAATTAATCTTGCTCCTTTGCTCGTACCAATAGGATTATAATCTTTTATTCCAGATTCTTTTTCTAATGCCTCTGCAAGCATTCGTGTTTCATTTTCGGTTAATGGTCTGCCTATATCTATATCCATACCATTTAACTTGTTCTTGGCTATACCTTTTTGGAAGAAAGGCTTGTGATATCCAACACCGTCTTGTTTTAATAAGATTCCAAGTGCTGCCGAGTAGGCTTTTACAAGATCTTCAGCTGCCGGCTCTAGTTTTGCAAATTCTGTTTTTGGATCAGCTTTATATACTTTGGTAAGAGCAACCTCTGTTTGAGATCCAGGGCTTACTTTCCCCTCAAAAAATCCTGGTGCCTCAACAATTCCTGGTGATAATATTCCTAACCTGTTGGCTATAAAGTCTATTCCGTTTTCATCTTGTAGAGCTTTTGATATTGCAACATGATATTCTTGAAGCTGTTCATATGGAGCATTAAACATCTCTTGCATATGTGCAGATGTTGCTCCAGGGATAGACTCCCAGCTTATTTGACCAAGTGACTTTTCTAGGGCGTTGGCATAATTAAAACCAGCCGCATTGACATCGGTTCCTTCGTCTTTAGCTTTTTGAGCTGTCCATATAGCAGCCTGTACCTGTTGTGGCTCCCAACCAAGTTGATTAGATATTTTTTGCACTTCGTTTTCCACAAATGAATATTGTGCAGGGGTTGGTGCATCAGTATCAAAGCCAAATGCTCTGACCATCCAAACATCTACAGTTACACCCTGTGTTCTAGAAGGATCTATAACCCTCATGATGTTGTTATAGAATTCGTTGGTTTTTCTTCCACCCCAATCTTTTCCCTCAAAAACATTAATTATTTTTTCGCTCATTTTTTCAGGAAATCTTCCAGTCTTTACCGTTTCTCCAGCGGCATATTGATAGTATGCTTGTAATGCGTAATTAAAGTTTGGTTCTACTGGTGTTCCTGGTGAAGTTATAGCAATAACCTGTGCAAGTTTATCTGCATCTTCTTTGTTGTTGTTTGTTATATCTAAAAGTGCTTGACCGCTTTGTTCATACCAGAATCTTTGAGACACTCCTTCTTTTGCAAGCCCTCTCATTTTTCTTCTGAGAGCACCTACTTTTTGTTTGGAGTCCATTCCCTCTGGAGCTCCTACAACCTGACCGGTTGTTCCTACTTGTCTTAAATCTGGTACTTCAGGTCGAACACGGTCCCCGTCTGTAGGCTGGACCTCTCCATCCACTCTACGACTGGTCTCTGGGATGCTATCGCCTGATTGATCTTGTCCAAGATCTCTATCTCTGGCTCGAACCTCAACACCTCGCTCGGCACGGGGTGATTGAAAAGCGAGTTGTACTCTCTCAGCTTTCTTTGTAGTTCCGTCAATTGATATTGCATCGTTTAAATCCTCTATTAATTTTAATGCTGTCGGAGCTTTTTCCTCAAGCAATGATCTATTAGTATAATATAATTCGTGTAATTGACCAAAGACCTCTGCCTTAATCATTCTTTGTATCGGCTGGGTCATATTATTATTTAAAGAAATCATTTCATTAAAAGGATACCTTAATAGGTTTCCATCATAATATTTACCCTTTTCGCCCTCGTTAAAAATTTTGATTGCTTCTTGCATAACTTGACCGCCAGTACCATCTTCAATATCGAGGGTGTTATTTGCCTCATTATATTTAAATGTTGGTAAATCAAATAATGGTGAATCAGAGGTTACTGGTTGTAATATATTTGCATCAATGCTTGGGTTTCTTCCTATAGTAAAATCAATATGGTGTCCCATTTCGTGTGCCATTGTTGATCTTAAATTTAACTTAGAGCCTAAGTTATTTTCAAAATTTAAGTTAGCAATACCAGATATTTGAGAAAAAGATATTCCTTTTAATGTGGGCATATAAACACCATAAGATGTCTCATAGGTTTTATATCTATTGTCTTTTACATGTGCTCCTATAAAATCTAAATCAGAAAATATATCAATTGGCATTCCTGCCTTGCTTAAATCAATAATACTTTTAGATGCGTTTGTTGCCTCCTCTGTATTAAGATCTCTAAATCTATAATATTTTTCTTCACCATTGGGCTCTAGTAAAAACTTTTCTTCAAATGTTCTGCTGTCAACTATTAGGCTTTTTGTTAAATCTATTTCTTTTGCGTCATAGGAGTCATTTTTAATTAAATCTATATTTAGGGTTGGGTTTGAGGGTAAATCTAATTCAAGAATGTTTGTAGCATTATTGACTCTTTCAGTTATTATAGGAGAAAGATCTAAATCTATTTCAGATGTTTTTGATCCTGCAACTTTTTTCTCTACTCCAGAATTTAATGGATCTACAAAATTAAAACCAGGCTCTTTAACTGGAGGAAATTTTAGCTCTAAAGTTTCCGCATAATCATCTGGCTGTGAAACACGACCCTCTTCTCCAACTACCAGGGGTTTTCTGTAATCAATAAACGGCTGATTAAAATATTCTAATGCAATAATCTCATCTGCTGTCCAGCCCTTTCCATCAGTGTTTGGGTCTAATAATGTTCTAGAAGCACTATCTATTGCATTGTAATTGAGTTGTAGATTATTTACGTTATTATTAAAATCTTCAATAAATAACTCTAGTTCTGGATTGTCTTTCTGGTTTCTTATAAATGTCTTAACATCCTCACTATAAACAACACCGCCCGTAGTTCTAAATGCTGCTATGGACCCAGAGGCTACTATAGATGCCAAAGTTGTGTGTCCAGCAATATCTACCAAAACCTCACTTATAGATCTTCCTTCATATAGAGGATTGTTTGCATTATCAAAAGCAGTCTTGAGCTCTGAATCTAGATCAAACCAAACCGAGTTAAGTTCTTGTAAAACAGAGTTAACATTTTCCATACTAACATCAATTCCAACAGTTGTAAGATCTCTTTTAAAAATATCTTTTATAGTGCCTCTTGATCCTGGAGATAAAAATCTCATTACAGGAACAGCCTCTGTACCAACTTCAAGTAAACTGTTTATACTAGCGTAGCCAAGAGCTGATTCGTGAGGAAGACCTTGCTGTCTTGCTTCTGAATATGATGCTGCACCAGTCATTAATCCAAAATATGTAAGAGTTCCTCCAGTAACCGCTGGAAAAGCAGCACCTCCGCTGGCATAATTTACTGCCATTCCGGTGCCTATTATTGCTAAGCTCTCTACTCCGCTAGAGATAGAGCTTCCGTATGGACCTATATTATTATCGGCTCTTTTTTTAGCTATGGCTTTGTCAATTTTTTTAAATTCTTTCAAGCCTTCTTCTTGTGCCTTAGCAAGGGCATCATCAACTTCCTTTCTGTATGACTCATCGTTGTTATAATCTTCTTTTGCTTTTAACTGCAATTTCATATTATAAAGATCTGAAAAACCAGAGGTTCCATATGGACTAGAAATTCCAACAGGTCTTTTGCCCTTTAGAATGTCGTCCATTTGTTCTGCTGAACCAAGCTTAAAAGCAGAAAATATTTTTTGTGCGTTTTCTTTGAATGCTGTACTTTTAATTATGTCTACACCATAACGTATGTTTTCTATTGGTGAATCCGGATATCTTTCTTCTGCTTCAGCCATTGCCCCGGCGAAAGGTTTTATAAAAACATCGCCAAAGAAATTTCCAACTTTTCCAATTGGTGTGTCTGCAAAGTCTTCTGGTTTGGGTCCTGTGTTTGCATATGGATCTATACGCTCACCTTTTAATGGATCATTAAAATCAAACTGACCGTAGTTTTCTTCAACACCTTCTCCCAAAGAAGGTTCTGGAAATTCTTCCTCTTCTTTTTCTAACTCCTCTGCTGAAAGTCTTAGGGGATCTGTAAAGTCAAAAGGATTTGCCACACTCTATTTACCTTGTAATGCTATTTTATTAATATAATCTGACATAAACGCCATATATTCCATATCTGTAGAATCTTCAAGTTTTTTACCAGGATAAACTCTTTCATAATAGCTTTCTGCTGCCTTCTTATAATCTTGATATTTGGCACCAAAGGTTTCTTCAAGAGTGACATCAACATAATTTTTAGATTTATCAAAAGAAATATTTATAATACCGCCAAAGTTATAGGTAGCTTTTTGCCCTGGAAGCAGATTGTCAAAGGTTTTAAAGTTTTGATATACATTTTCAATT